CCATGGAGGATCAAAATGAGCGACTTAGATAATGTCGACGTAAACAATGATATCATCCTCGATGGCTCTATGGGCGACCCTGAAGACATCAAGACCATTGCGAAGTATTCGACTTCCGGTGGCAAGGCACAGGTTCAGAAATTCATTCGTGGTGCTCAGAGGAGTCGTGTTAGACTTGCTCAATTAGGTTTCGACCCGATTGAACGCCTTGTGAACATGTACGACCTTCTCGAAAAAGAACATAAGTATTGGCTGGAGTTAAGAGAATCTGGTCTTTCCATTGTCAGACTTGATACGATAGGTGAACCCATAAAGAAGAAGGGTAAGATCCGCTACTCAGGTGTGGCTCATGCTGCAGTCCTGGCTCAAATGGCAAAGGTTTGTAATGATCTACTTCGGTATAGCTATGGACGTGTCCCAGACACTCTGCCTAATGGTGGTGACAAAGCCTCTCCTCTGGTTATCAACCTGAAACCGAAAGGTGACAGGGTTCCTGCCAGTCAAATAATTCTTGGAGCTTCTAAGGATCAAGAGGTGGAGTTCTCAGAATATGACACAAGTTGACCTACACGAAGGTCAGTCTGAGATCATCCAGGATATGTTCATCGATCAGACCTGTCGGTTTGCCGCTGTAAAGGCTTCTCGTGGTTGGGGTAAATCCTATGCCGCTGGAGCCGCTGCAGTAACAGCTCTCTATGAGCTATTTGAATTAGATGAGAATGTTCCTAATAAGAACGTTTACATCATCGCCCCGACATATGATCAGGTGACTGACATTTACTACCCAATCCTGGCCTACGACTTTGGCCTTGAAGCAATCGCAGCAAGATCGCGCCGTGACATTGGTCGCTTCGAGTTTCCCGGTAATGTGGAACTCCGACTAGTCTCTTATGAGGCTGTTGAGCGACTACGTGGTAAGGGTGCATACATGGTTATCGGTGATGAGATCTCTTCTTGGAAGAAGGGAATTACACCTAGAGAAGCCTGGGAAGATATAATTCAACCGTGCATCATCACACGTTGGTCTCCAGAACGAGCCGCAAGGTTCGGCGCTAAGAGTCCCGGTAGAGCATTGATGATTTCTACCCCGAAGGGCTACAATTTCTTTTATGACATGTATCAGTATGAGCATTCAGATGAGCGTTGGAAGTCCTACAGTTATGATTATCGGGAATCCCCTTACTTGGACCCCGTAGAGATCGAGAAGATTAAACACCAGATCGATCCAATTGCATGGAACTCAGAATATGAAGCTCGCTTTGAAGATTCAGGCAACAATGTCTTCTACTGTTTCAGTCGTAAAATCCACGTGCGTAAAGATGTACCAGAGTTCACGAAAGTGGATAAAGATCTGGGCACGGTGGCTGAGGACGTACATGCGTTCATAGATTTTAACGTTGGCATCCAGGCTACTTCCTTTGCTGCTATCCGAGGTACTCAGATACATGTTATTGATGAGACCAAAGGACATCCAGATACAGAGAACCTTGCCGCCTACATTAAGGACAAGTACCTTGATAAGGGCCATAAGGTTTATGTGTATCCAGATCCCACAGGAAAAGCTAGGAAGTCCTCTGCACCAGTAGGTCAGACAGACTTCAGCATACTCAAAAATGCAGGTCTCATCCTGAGAGCACGTACTGGATCACCACCTATCGTTGATAGTGTGGCGGCAGTCAACAAGAAACTCTTAACAGCAGCCGGTGATATTGACTTCTTTGTGCATCCTAGATGTATGGGAACAATCAAATCACTAGAGCGTACAATTTGGCTTGACAAGAATCCAGACTCGGCGACTATCGATAAAAAGGAGGGTGTAGAGCACTTTTCTGACGGTGTCCGCTATGGTACTGAATTCTTATTTCCTATTAGGACAAGCACCACAAGGACAAAGAGAGGATTTAACTTCTAATGGCCCGAGCAAGATTTCCTGATACGACTACAGATCTAATATCCGATTCGGGTAATCTACTGTGGTCATTCGCCCAGGGGGAACAACTCGAATTCCCTATCACTCTTAATTTCATTGAGGACATTACCGTCGTAGGTTATGTCTATGAGGCCGCTATCGTGGAGGGTCTCAATGTTCCCGATCAGACTTCTGCTCCTGATGATATTCGTTCAGGTGGTGTTACCGATGCTTTGGTTGTTCGCGTTCCCACACTTATCGGCACTTGGGATCCTGCCGTAGCCTATAACAAGGAAGAAATTGTCCTTGCTGGTAGTGTCTACTACAAGCTCTTAGGTGGTGCCTCACGAGTGGAAGCCACAGCGCCTGCCTCAGATCCCCTTTGGGAAGTCACTTCTCTGAGTAAGATCTATGTGCAATTTGACGCAGCTATTGCGGCTACCTGGGCAGTACAGCCTAGTGTGTCCAATCCAGCTTACGGTTTCTTTGAACTTCGTGTCACAGAGCCAACGGATGCTGTATTTACACGCACATGGAAACCTGTCAGGGGCGTCGTAGAACTACTCTTCAGTCCCACACATGTAACCGCCGATCCATAAGGATGACCCATGGCTGACATCATAATCACACATACATATCCCAATGTGACCACCTCTATTGAGGACCCGGATGCGTTGGTGATAGATGTACCCTCTACGGAGGGACTCGCCGGACTGTCAATAAGTGTTATAGCTCCGACGAATATCGATGTCAGCATTCCCACGGTACTTGCTGGGAGTGGCGACTCTGAAGTTGTCGGAATTGTATATACTGCTGAGGGTCTTGGTGAAGAATCAATTCCAACCTACCCCTATCGTGTTGTTGTGGACATATCTACAATTACTGATGTGATGCAACTCGCGCTCCTCACTACATGGTTGGATTCAATAGCTGTCTCTGAGGTTACTTTCCTTGAGACAAATAAAAGTCTCGTGAACACGTCTGCACTTAGTGAGCAGCTCCTGATTGCCATCGCGACTACAATAGGTGGCACTTTAACTGCCTCGGAGACGTTCACTGCAGTCGCCAACAAAGGCTTCACAGAAACGCTATCTCCTGGTGAGGTCTTCTCTATAACCTTCGCCGTAGCTCGCGAGTACACCGACACAGCTACTACCTCAGAGACACTCTCTCATGGCTTTCAGTTAGCGTCTATCATAGAGACTTTGACTGTCACTGAGGTGCATGATGAGCAGAGTGGTAAAGGTGCTGTTGATAGCTCTGTGGTATCTGAAGCATTCGCCGCTGACTTTGGTAGAGAATACTCGGAAACATACACTGTCACAGAAGCATTAGTGAAAGCTATTGCACTGGCCTCAATATCGGAGAGTCTAACTACCTCTGAGGTGTTCCTTACTGAGTCAGGAATTTCAGGTGAGTACGTCGAGACTATGGCGTTGTCGGAGTTCTTTAGCAACGGCACGCAAAAGACACAGGCTGATACGGCTACTATGTCGTCAGTCTATGAAATAACGCCAGGAAAAGTCCTGGGAGAGACATTGACTACTTCCTCATCGGGAAGCCTTCTTAACCAGGACTACAGCGACAGTAGCGCCTACTTCTTATCAGATTACGTCGGAGATTCCCGAACGTTTTAAAGGAAATTCAAAATGCTCAAAGACAAGATTAAAGCTCGAGGTTTCGTAGAGCTGGTTCTCAGAGACGCTGATGGCAACATCAAGACTGTCAAGAAAGAGAACCTCATCACGGACCTTGGTATTGCCTTCCTGGCCGCACGTATAACAGCTGAAGCCAGCAATCCAATGACTCGTATTGGTGTTGGTACCGGCACTACTGCTGCTGCTGCTGGAGACTCTGCTCTCGGTACAGAAGTAGTACGTGTTGTATTTGACTCTGCTGTTGCCGCGACAACGACCACTACAGATGACTCTATCACTACCGTCACCACGTTCGGTGCAGGTGTTGGTACAGGCGCTCTGACAGAGGCTGGTATGTTTGCCGATGCCTCTGCCGGTGACATGTTATCTCGTGTTGTATTCGCTGTTGTCAACAAAGGTGCTTCTGACACCCTCACGATCACGTGGACCATTGTAATCGCATAACCTGAGGGAGGAGCCTTCTTATGTCTGTAACGATCGTCACAAGAGTATCAGGAGGCTCACCCAAAGGTGCACCTCTGACTAATGCAGAGCTTGACGCTAACTTCATTAATATCAATGCTGTCTTATATAAAGACAAATTGGATGCCACAGTAGCTCCAGGTGTCACAAACGACTCTTCCGAAGGTTATTCCGTAAGGTCTAATTGGATTGACGTCACTGGAGATGACTGGTATGTCTGTGTAGACTCCACTGTGGGTGCGGCTGTCTGGATTTCAGGTGGCGGTGCAGCTGTTGAGGGAACTGGCCTTAAGGTCTACTCCTTCACACCTGCTAATGGCGACACTTCAGTCTCTGGTGCTGATGACAATGCAGTGACTCTTGCTTATACTGCAGGATATGTCTTCGCAGTGGAAATTAGCGGTTCCTCTCTGGCCCCTGAAGACTTTGTGGCAACCACTGGAACGTCTATCACAGGACTTCCTTCACTACTGGATACGGACCGTGTTATTGTAAAGACATTGGATCCGCAGGTCCTCCCTTTCGAGGGTGGCGCTACAATGACAGAGTACGTCTTCACTGCTACTGGCGGTGAAACTTCTCTGAGTGGACTGGATGACAACTCACAGACCCTCTCCTACACAGTTGGTTATGTAAAACTGTACTGGAACACTGGCAGGATCAATAAGAACCTGATCACGGCTACTAATGGGACCTCTATTACACTCCCGGCCACTGCTGTTGCGGGTGACGTTTATGTGGTTGAGGCATTTAACTCAACTGCAGCACCGTCTAATGTCTACACTAAGACACAAGTCGATGACGGCTTCTACAGTAAGCTCGATTTTGATGCCTCTACGACAGTTGAACATTTCTATTATGTCGCTACAGGCGGGGAAACTTCTCTAAGCGGTGCAGATGTCAATGGTGATGTACTCGCCTACGTCGCAGCTAATGATGACGTCGAAATAGTCAAGAACGGTTTTAACCTTTGGCATGATGACTACGCATTCACTACAGGAACTTCTATTACAAGTCTTGAAGCTCTTGTTGCGGGTGACGAAGTCGAGGTTATTGTCTCGCATGCTCTTGAAATCGCTGACATGTATACCAAGGCGGCTGCCGATGCAAAGTACGAGCTAATTGGTGCTGTCGTACCTGGGGGTTATGCCTCAATGCAGGTTTTTACTGCAGATGGTACGTGGACTAAACCGGCTGGTATCAACTTAATTGTTGTTGAAGTTGTCGGCGGCGGGGGTGGTGGTGGCTACGGTCTAACGGCCTGGCCTTCCGCCGGTGGTGGCGCTGGAGGTACAGCAATTAAAACTATTGATGTGTCGGCTATATCTTCTGAAACAGTTACAGTCGGTCTTGGTGGCTCTGGCGGAATAAGTAGTTCGTCTACAGAGCCAGGAGTAGGCCAAGCAGCTGAAAGTAGTTCTTTTGGCGCACATTGTTCTGCTACACCAGGGGTTGACTCCACTGCCACCCAATATCGAGCGGGCGGCACCGGTACCGGGGGTGATATAAACATCAGAGGTGGTGCCAGTGACAGCGGACACCAAATTAACAGCGGTCACTCCTATGATATGGGAGGTGCTGGTGGGGACAGTACTCGTGGTCCCGGAGGTTCTGGCGGAAACCAAAATGCTGGACAAGATGGAGTAAATGGAAGTGGCGGCGGCGGTTGTTATAGCGCTACTGGCTACGACGGTGGTGATGGTGGCGACGGAATTGTTATAGTTTGGGAGTACAAGTAATGACTACATTTGCAATAATCGAAGATGGTGTTATCACCCAACTGTTAGTGCGCGATGTCCTTCCACCAATGCACCCTGACTTGGCGTATGTAGAAGTACCTGATGGTACGCAGCGTTATCAAACATTTGATGGTAATACCTTCGGGTCTATACCTGTCGGACCTGCAGAAACTTTTGAGGACCGAATGGTAACATCCGACGCTATAATGTCCAGAGATACAGAAACTCTGATCGACCTCGCGATTGCTCGTGGGGATTCCCTTCCACAAGGTATGCTTGATAGGCATGCCGCAAAGAAACTAGTGAGGAGTAACGGCTAATGTCACTAGCAAATAATATGGCGGCATTCGCAAGATCTCCTTCGGGTAACAACCCCAACCTGATCATCAACGGCGGCATGACTGTTAGCCAGCGTGGGACTGTTACAGGTATAACCTCTACAGAGTACACCGCAGCAGATCGTTGGAAATTCTTTGTTGAAACAACAGATGCAATAGTAACAACCACAGTTGAAGCGTCACCTACTTTGATGGCAGATGCAGGCTTTCCTAATGCACTGAAGGTAGATTGCACAACAGTAGAAGCATCGTTGGCTGGTAGTGATTTTTGCTCACTTGAATATCGTTTTGAAGGACAGGATGTTCAGCATCTATTACATGGCAGTTCTGGTTCACAGCAGGTTACTGTATCTTTTTGGTGGCAATCTCCGAAGTCTGGAACTCAAGTTGTCTATATGACAGATCAAGACAATAATTATGGTTGCCCTATGGAGTTTACTGTGGCGTCGGCTGACACCGCAGAATTTTTTGAGATTACGTTCCCCGTCCACACTAATGGTAGTGGATTAGATAATGATAATGCGTTCTCATTATCCCTTGGTTTTCCATTAATGACACAAGGATACGAGAATACTGCAAATGTTTGGACTTCTGGTGGCGGGTGGCGTTCAACAAGCAACCAACAGAATTTGCTGGATAACACTGCAAATAACATTTACTTGACCGGAGTGAAATTAGAGGTTGGTTCCTCTGCCACAGCCTTTGAGCATGAGAGTTATGGGGATACGCTGGCTAAATGCCTTCGCTACTTTGAGCGTTGGTCCTACGACACTGTTGCTTCTGAGTACTTGGGCATATCCGGTAACTGTCAAAGTACAACCGCATGGAACGGAGCATTTATGTTCCATGAAAAAAGAACCACTCCCACTTTCGTAACAGGCAATGCTAACGCTTATGATATTGTCTCAGGTGCGTCAGGGTTTACAGCTTCTGCGGTGTCCATTGGCGAAAACGGCAGGTTCTCAGCCCGGTTTGGAACCACAATTTCAGGAGCAACTACGGGGAACGCAGGCATTGTTCGCAGGAACGGTAGTAACACATGCTTCATTGAAATAGACGCGGAGCTATAAGATGGCCAAAGTATACGAGAACAGGTTTGAAACCGTCAACGGCGTCCTTGAAGACCAAGGCTTTTACATTGAGATGGATGGAAAACTTCATCACGCCATTAAACCGGGACACAGGTTGCATGACCAGATGCTTGCGGAGGTCGCGGCAGGAGAGGCTACGACCATTGTCGTCGACATCACGCCAGTACCAACAGTCGATGAACTACGTATCGCTGCCTACGGATCAGTCGGCGATCAGCTTGATATGCAATACAAAGACGCCATTAACGGTACAACTGAGTGGGTAGACCATATCGCTAAAGTCAAAGGGAGGTTTGTGAAAAATGTCTAATGAGCTAATTCTACCAAACCTCGCCGGGGTGGTCTTGACAGGTAACGCTGGAAAGCCTGTAATTGTAAACCCCGCTGGTGATGGATTCCTCTTAGGAACAGAAGTCGATCTAACCTCCATCGCCACCAGCGTTATCAGCGACACCGACAACACTGATGATCTTGGTTCCGCCAGTAAGGCTTGGAAAGACTTGTACTTAGCTGGCGGTATCTACATTGGTGGAACGACCAGTGCCAACTACCTCACGGATTATGAAGAAGGAACTTGGACCGCAGTATTTAGGCTAGGTGCTAATGATAATTCATCTGGTGGGGATACTGGAGCAACATACGCCAAGATAGGCAAAATGGTATTTACTGAGTGCGACATAGCCATTGATAACAGCGTAACGGGTACGGGAACATGGCAGATAACAGGTTTGCCGTTCACTTCTGGCGCGTTGAATACCGTAGCGTCAAGATGCGAGGATGATATGGATGCAACAAACCTTATTGGTAGTACTAGCGGAGCAGTTATCCACTATTATGCTCAGTCTACAAGCACCGTCGGAGCCTTAGCATCTAAATCTAATGCCCACTTAGGCACAGCGGGTAAGCGTATGCGTACTAGCGCAACATACAGCACATAAGGAAAGACAATGGCCCTAATTAAACAGTCCGTACTAGACAAAATTGAAGTTGTAACAGACTTCAAGATCATCCAATGTCGTCACGATAATCGTATTGTTGATGATGAAACTGGTGAGATCGTATCTCAGGGCAACTACCACAGGCACGTACTCGTCCCCGGTGATGACGTTAGCGGCGAGCCAGCCGAAGTACAGGCAATCGCCGCAGCCGTCTGGACCCAAGACATCATCGACGGGTGGACTGCGTACATGCTGACGCAGCAAGTCGTAACGGAGTAATAATCTGGCGGCACAATCTCTTACCACATTGAACCATAAAGGATAAATAAAGATGGGACTTAGCGAATTAGCAATCTTCGTAGGCATGGCAGTAATTGCCCTCGGAATTGTCGACATTTGGCTGACAGGTAAAGTACTCTCAGCTGGTGGTAAAGAACAGAACATTCTCATGAAATGGCTTCAGGACTTGATGCCATGGAGCTGGGAGCCGACCAAGGCGTTCATTCATCTTGGCGTTGCTATTGCAATAATGGAAATCCCTGGCGCTGTTTACAGCGGAATTGTGTTCATGTGCATCTACATACTTGTCTGTGCATGGAATCTCCGGGTACTCAATCGACTAACTTAACAACTGAAACGTCAGAGGGTCTCTCTCAGGCATGCAGGAAGGAAGCTAAATGACAAAGGCAGTAAATCTTGCCAAGATCGCCCGAGGAGACCTACCTGGCTTTTCAGGGGTGATTGAAACAGACGGCACATTCGTTGCTGTCACAAAACCGTTCGTAATGCCTGATGGCTCCGGTACTAAGATCGCATCCATAAAAGATGCCGGTGCAGATGGTACTTTAGAGATCTGGGATATCGATAGTGAGGATGTTCTTACAGGTACACCTGAAGCGACTGTTACAATAACTGGTGCCGCGACTGTAACTTCTATTGCGCAGAGCATGGGTTACATCATCGTCGGCTCTGAGGATGGTATTCATATCTTCCACAAGTATGCCACTGGATCATGGGCAGAAGCTACAACAGGCTGGCCCCGGTCATTAAACTCAACTGACACCCCTAACTTGAACAACAACGATGTGATTGGAGTAGCGGCTGGAGTGGTTGACGGTGCGCCTACTGACCCAAACACAGGCGGCAAGCTACCTTCGTTTGGTGTTAATTATGGTACTGGTGTTGATCAGGTATCTGTTATCACAACAGATGGAAACGTGTGGGATGCGGGTACGGTGACAGCAACAGGCGAGGCTGGCATAACTATCTCTCAGAACAGGCTGCATTTCTCGTATAGTACCAGCCAATACCGGAATGTTTACATCCCCTTAATGACAGCAGATCAGTCGGTTAATCCACCTTATACCACGTTTGGTACTGGTGCCGACACGTTTGGTATCGCTGCTGCTGCCGATTGCGCTAGTGGTCACGGTGATACTCTGGCAGTCGGCTCAGGCGAAGGTCTGACATTCCAGAAGCTACAAAGCCTGACTGAAGAAGGCGCTGGCACTGTTGATGCAGCAGCAATAACAGCCAGCATCACCAGCGCTTACAACACAGGCTATATGGTGCGCTCTACCAAGGGCGCGTGGCTTATGAACTCTGCGACAGTTGGTCGTGGTACGTGGGCTAAAACGCTGACTGAGAACGGCACTGTAACATCAGGCTCCGCAGATGGTGCGAGTGGTGAGTTGCTGGCTTATAGTGGGTGGTCACTATCAAACTACCTCAACAGAGCAAACGATGCTGACTTTGATTTTGGCACCACACCATTCTGCGTAATGGGTTGGTTCAAGACGGCTTCCGTAAGTGCAGAAGACTTTATGCTATCCATGCGAGGAACGTCTGGTGCTTGGTGGCTACTTGAACATAGATCATCTGATGGTCTGCGTTGGGAAATTAGCGATGGCACTACCTCTAAGCAGATACCAACGAACGTAACTTATGCAGACAGCGAGTGGCACTTCTTTGTTGGCATCATCGACATAGGAGACACAACAACAATTCACGTTGATGGTGTGTTATCTGGCAGTCTTGACACTTCTGCCCTTACAACAATGACGCCACACTCCACAGGTGAGTTTCATGTTGGCGTTCACTACAACGGTACAACAACAAGCGGTACACCATTCCCCGGCTCATGGTCTTTGTTGCGTGTCTCAGCAACAGTCCCTAGTGACGCACAAATTCGTGCCATGTATGACGCTGAAAAGGGCATGTTTGAAACGGGTGCCAAGGTCTTGCTGCAATCCAGCACGACCGATGCGGTCCTTGACGTTGACGTAGACCCTAACGGCAAGGTCGCTGTTACGCAGACTGATAGCATGACGGTATGGGATGGCCTGACTTGCACAACACAGGCAACCTTGGGTGCCAATACAGCCTTTGAACATCTTAAGTCTTGGAACGATACGCTCATTGAAGTTGGCGCAACGGACCTGTCGATTAGTCGCCCTGCTCAAGTGATACGCACGGTGTTTGATGAAGTGAAGGTGTTGCAGGAAGATGCTGCCAAACTGAACTTGGGCGAGGCGAAGGCTTGGATACAGTTTAGTATGTCAGGCTCTGGTACTATTAACGCCAGCTATAATGTCGAAAGCATTACAGACGGTGGTTCAGGCATCTGGACAATTAACTTCGCAACGCCTTTCAAGAGTTCAAATTATGCGGTCTTGGGAATGGCCCCCGATGATAGCTCTATGGGTAGCGTGACTGCATCGAAAGCAGCAGGATCGGTTAAGATAACCACTAGGGACTTAGCGTCTTCTGCATATGATGCCACTGAGAATTACGTCGTATGCTTTGGCGAACTGGAGGGCGAATAAGATGAATGAGTTAATCGTAAACGCAGACGGAACAGTTACTTGTGTAGGTGACGCTGGCTCTGTAGCTGGCATCCTCGCCAAGCGTGTAAAGGCTGCAACAATCCCGGCAACATATGACGATGATGGTGTTGAGCTAACACCAGCAATTGTCCCTGACGCCGACACACTGGCTGTTGAAGTTACCAGTGACGAGTTGAAGGTACATGCTTGGCGCTTGCCAAAGGTTCGCGCAGAACGTCTTGAGCAGCTTCGTGGTATGCGTAATACCAAGCTGGACAAGATGGACGATGAAATCAAGGACAACTTGATTGAACGTCCCGGCGCTAACCGCACAGTGGCTAACAGTGCTGTTGAGAAACAGACGCTGCGTGACTTGCCTGATACGATGGAACCAGCACTGGCCGCGATGAACAACACAGACGACATGGAAGCGTACACGCCTGTCGAACTGTTGTGACAATAGAAAATGCAACACCTAGGGGGTTGAAGGATGGACATGGAAACGGCCAAGACTCTCTTCCCCTTTGGGGTGGCTATCTTTTCTATAATGTCTGCGTGGTACGCAATGAAGCTCTCGGCTAGTAAGAACGCCGACGCTATCCAGATTCTTGATGAGCGTATCGAGAATCTGGCCACGCAGATTAGAGCTCTTTGGGGAAAGAAAGATGAGTCAGTCGAGACAACTGTAGAAGTAAAGTACATTAGAAGAGACCTCGATGAGGTTCGTGCCGAGCTTCAAGCACAACGCAACAAGTAACGTGGGGACCGAGGGGATGCATACACCGAGACCTGACATCGATGAAATATGGGAAGTGATGACCCAAATACAATACGAAATAAATAACCGCGCTGGATATGCATCTGCCCCTGAAATATACCGTCAGGCAGAGTTCTGGGACACATTGCAGGAAGAGGAAGACTCTTGTGGCGATGGTGAATGTACCGATTTTGCTATATCTAGTCGTGGTAAATTACGAGCAGCTCACCCTGAGTTTCGCGCTAATATTCTTTTAGTAGTTTGTAGAGACAAAGAAGGCCATCAACACGGTTTAGTTAATGTCAGAACTATCCAAGGTGATTGGATACTTGATTCAAGGATGAACAAGCCGGTACCCTGGCGTTCTTTGCCTTACGAGTGGCTCAAAAGAGAGTCATCCGACACTGACACGTGGGAAGATCTCACTCAAAGAGACGGTATTAACTTGGGTTTCTGAAAAGGAGTCTTAATAGCAAAAACAACTCAAACTTGAAGGGTATAAGGCCGTGAGTAATGACCTTAATTACGCCGAGCTAATGAAACTTTCAAAAGATATTGGTAAAGTAGACAGTAGAGTATCTTCTATCGAAGCTGCTGTCACCGCGTCCACGAACAAACAAGCCGAGGATATGAATTATGTCCATGGCCGTTTCCAGGATGTCCTCAACGAAATGAGCAAGGGATTCGCACGAATTGACAAGCAACACCTTGAGCTTATGCAAGCAGCGAGGGACATGACAGCTATCGCCAAAGACAACGAAAGACGTCTTGACGAGAACCAGCCTACTCTTGACTTTGTTGAGAAATGGCGACAACGGTGGTTAGCTGTTCTGCTGACCTCTATCGGGCTTGGCGGATTTGTAACTTGGGCAGCTACCAAGATGCAGATCTTTAAGAGCTTCTTTAAGTAAAGATAGGATAGTCCTATGAAATTGATGAAACATGTGATTTTCTGGATCACGATCGGACCAGTCATTGTGGGCTTTTGGTCACTGGTTGTAGGCGCAGTTGCCTTTCAACAACAGTTATCTTTTGTCCTTGAGAATGTGAATCCTGCAGCTGTGCTGAAACAGAAGGAACAATCTCGAATGATCGACTTGATCGCCAAGAAACACGGCTACAGTGTAGTAGTCACAGAAACAATCGGAGAAGACCAACATGAGTGACACCGAAACAAAAGCCCCTGTAATGAATGCAGCAGGTACCCCCGCTAAAACTACTCCCGCAGCAACGCCTGAACCGGCTCCTGTAGCAACACCCGTCGCAGCAACGCCTGAACCGGCTCCTGCACCGATCTCTCAACCTACTGCCAATGCACCTACCACGGTAGCACCTGCGCCAGCGCCTGAGTCAACTGAACCTGCGGATGTACCCGCCAAGGTCCAAGACCTCAAGGCAAAAGGGGGTGAAAAACCCTTTAGTGTCGAAGAGAAGGTGCCTTCTAGCTGGTATATCAATGCTGGCGAAAGAGAGGGCGACATCAGTGCTACCAACAAGGACACTGGTCGTATCTTCATCGGCAAAATGACTGAATTCAATGCAGGTCTGAGGGGCTAAATTATGGCTGTCGCAAACGCCGCCGCTACTACAAAAAAGGAAGTTAATGATCCTATCGCCGAATACACATCCATGCAAGGAATGTGGGATCGGTGTCGCGCAATATGCAGTGGCGAGCGTTTTGCGAAGGACTTCGACGGTACTGTCGATGTAACAAACTACAGCAACTTTCTCATTCCCTTTTCTCCAACAATGACCAACGCGCAATACAACTTCTTCAAAGCAGAGGCTGAGTTACCAGGTATCGTAGCACAGTTCTCAAAGATGCTTATTGGAGGGTTGCTTCGCAAGAAACCGCAGTTGACCCTACCTGATAATATCACAGAAGAAGCTAATGAGTGGATTATTTCCGCTTTCGGTCAGAACGATTCTTCTCTACTGTCCTTCTTAGACAGAGCATTATGGGAGGAAATTCAAACTAGCCGCGCTTGGATCTACGTCGACTATCCTCGGATAAAGAATCCAGAAACTATGACCAAGGAGGAATTCTTGGAGTTGGCTCCCTATCCAGTACTTTGGAGGGCTGACGAAATCATTAACTGGAAAGTAGGCACCAACGATCTAGGTGTTACTATGTTAACCATGGTAGTGACAAGATCATTGGAAGCCTCTGCAACTGAGAGCGACGAGTTCCACGACGTGTTCGTAGACACTGTACGTGTCCATGACATTGATGATGGTTTTTATCGTGTTCGAGTGTTCCAGAATGAAGTTCCTGAGACCAGTGTTCCCACTGTTGCTGGCCAGAAGGTAGAGCCAAAAGGCTCGGGTGGTACATTCAAATTAGTTGAAACCATCGACGATATTAGGTCTCACGATGAGCGTCTTAGAGTGATCCCTGCATGGCCTCTGAATGGTTCTATTGAAGTTACCGAGCCGATCCTCATGCCGTTGGTCGACAAGGAAGTTAACCTATACAACAAGGTAAGTCGTAGAAATCATCTTCTGTATGGTGCTGCAACTTACACTCCTGTTGTTATGTCGGACATGACCGCTGAGGCGTTTGACGCAATTGTGGACAGTGGTCTTGGTACCTGGATTCATCTGGATAAGGGTGATGATATCAAGGCCTTAGAGACGCCTACAGATGCTCTGAAGGACATGGAGTCTTCTATTGCTAACGGCATGGAAGAAATGGCACGTCTTGGTGTTCGTATGTTGTCACCAGAAACGGCTCAATCGGGTGTGGCTCTGGAAATCCGTAATGCAGCTCAAACTGCTCAGCTCGGCACCTTGAATAGTAAAATTAGTACTACGATGATGAAAGTCATCTGCTTCATGATCAACTGGCGGTATGACGCAGGTCTCAAATATACAGAGATCGACTTCACCCTGTCACCTGATTTCAATCCTATCCCTCTGGGTGCAGATTGGCTAAGACTCGCAACAGAATGGTACGAAGGTGGACTTATACCTCGTTCTGTCTGGTTGCAGATCTTGAAACACAACGATATCGTATCTCCCGACTATGACGACGCCGAAGGCCTTGAAGAGATCAATGGTTCTGATCATCTCAACCCTTCCAGTTCGGATAGCTCTGTAGACTCCGAAGAGGAGTAACCCTAAAGGATGGAATCTTATGTCCCAAAATATCAACACGAAACTCTATGATAGCGTACTCGATCGATCAGCAATGGTGCGATTGTACGAGCAACGAACCTCGGAGAAAGTCGAAGTGATATTGAACGGGCATAAGGTCCGCCTAGACACCTTGATCAGTAAATCCCGGAATTTTAAACAGTTCCAGGGTTTACTGGACAAGGAGTTGACCAAGACATTCAAAGATACTTATCAGGTGTCTAAAAGATCACTGCTAGATCTTGCTAATGACCAAGTGTCGTACGCCTATCAGAACCTCGAAGCTAATGTGTCTGAAGTGTGGCGTACCAAACGACCTGCTCGTAGAGTCTCAGAAGATATTGTGTTGAAGAAACCTCTTCACAAAGACACCACCCTGGCTATGGGTTGGGGTGGTATCCAGAACTCCGAGAAGAAGCGTCTTGAGCTTGTTATTCGCAAAGGTATAGCTGACGGTAAGCCCTTCGACGTCATCGCAAGAGACGTTCGTAAAGGAAATGTTCACAAGATAACGAGAAACCAATCAAAAGCCTTGGTTGTAACGGCCACGACGTCCGTCTATGCACAAGCGGACTACGCCGTATACGCTGCCAATGAGAAGTGCCTGGAGGGCTGGCAGTACGTCTCTGTGCTCGACTCTCGGACCACTCCGATATGCTCTCATCGCGACGGTGTTATTTACCCTATGGGTGATACTGCGCATCTGCCACCTGCACACTATCATTGTCGTAGTACTACTACACCAATTGTGAAGAAATACGATGATCTAGCTAAGCTGGAAGGTATCGCGCAAGTTCGTAAAAGGAACCTTAAGAAACTGTCTGCCGAACAAATCGCATACTACGACGGGCAAACACCTTTGAAAGAGTCCTATAATGGGTGGCTGTTACGACAACCTCGTAATGTACAGTACCGGCATCTTGGTGATGAGGCTAAAGTCGATATCTTCCGTAGAGGTCAAATTACAGTTGACAAGTTTACGAACGATATGGGGCACTCCCTCGGTATTCGTGAGCTGCGTAAGGCTACGGATTCAGGCTACACACCTCCAGGCGATACTCGTAAGTTTACCATGGCCAAAGAACGCTTGGACGCCTTACACCTTGGCGCTAGTAGTCCTGATGATTTTATCACAGATGCTAAACTGACTAATAGGCTGAGAGAGTACTACACTCTACAGTCTAGAGAGTTAGACGGTACGCTGTCACTGACAAACTACCGTGGTAATCTGGTGCACACGAAGAGGGCTACGAAGAAGCGTGTTCTTGGCAGTCTTCCCACAGACAAGCAGATGAAATTCAACCCCGTCACAAGTCGTTACGAAGACACTCGGTTATTTCAACCAGCACCTTCTGTTCTACAGAACAACCTACGACTTATGAAAGAATCTACTGTGCTACGTGCAGCGGACATCGACTTCATTGAAAAGTTTGACAGAAGTCTTATTAACTCTATGTCGGTGAACGAACGTGCCGTTATTGTAGACAATCTTCGAGTAATCTTCAC